AGTTAAAAGAGCTTATGCACGTAATAAAGGAGGATATTTTGGAGCATGGCTGGAATATGGAAATGAGGTAATGCATTTTGGTAAATATAAAAGTAGAGCTACAAAATTTATGGCTCCTGCTTGGAATAGAAATAGAATCAAAATGACTACAAGCGCTTTTACAGAGGCTGGAAATATAGCTGCAAAATCAATAAAAAGATTTGAGAAAAGGATGCAAAAATTTGGTAGATTAGGATTTTAAAATGAAAATAGGCTTAGCAATATATAATGTTTTAACTAATGATACAGATGTATCAAATTTAGTTAGTACAAGAATTTTTCCTAATGTAGCTAAACAGGGTACTGCTTTTCCATTTTTGGTATATCAAACAACATCAGTTGAACCAACTAACACAAAAGATGGAGTTAGCCCAATGGATACTAATAGTTTTGAGGTTTTATGTTTTGCTGATAATTATAGTACAGCAGTTGATTTAGCTCAAAAAGTAAGAATTGCTTTGGATAGAAAAAATGGAACTTATCCAGCAACTACTGGAATAAAAATACAAAGTATTAAATTTAATAGCGTGGATGAAGAATTTGAAATAGAGGGAGATGGAAGAGGTATTTATGTGCAAACATTGACTTTTGATTTAAGGCAAGTTGATCCAGTTGCAAATTAATATAAAAAAATGAAAAAATATTTATTAAAAAAAGATTGGTTTAGTAAAAGACATAATAAAATAATTACATCTGGAACTTATGTCTTAATAAAAATTAAAGAAGAATTGAAAGAATTAATAGATGGAGAGTATATTGATAAACCAAAAAAAGCTAAAAAGAAAAAAATAAAAAAATAAAAGATCATGGCAGAGTTAACAATTCAACAAATTACAGAGGCAGGTGGTACAGTTACATATAGTGCGGCAAGTAGTGGAGGAGATACTGCTGATAATGGGGGAGGAACTTTTTTACATATAAAAAATGGAGGTAGTGAGGAAGTTGTTACAGTAACAATAACAGCTCAAACCACATCAGTAGATTCAAGTATTTATGGAGATTTAACAAAAGCTAATGCAAGTATAGCAGTTGCTGCTGGTGCTGAGGCATTTATAGGCCCTTTTAAGCAATCAGCTTTTAATAATGCTAATGGAGAGATAGCAATAACTTACTCTCAGGTTGTAAGCGTTACAATTGCAGCTTTATACATGACTCAAAGTCAAATGAACGGATAATAAAAACGAAAATTAATTAATTAAAATAGTAGAAAAATGGCAAATTTAACGACAGCAATAAATGGAACTGATATCAAGGTATATGATAGCGGCACTAATATTTTGGTTGCTTATGCTCAAAGCGGCACTTTAAATGTAAATCATAGTGCAAGAGATATAAGCAACAAAGAGAGTGCAGGTTGGGCTGAAAACATGGAAGGCCAGCGAAACTGGGATATAAGTGTTGATGGAGCTTATGCTTGGACAAATGTGGGAGGTACTGCATTAACTAATGGAGCAGATGATTTACTAAATAGTTATATTATTACAAGAGCATCTTTTGTGATAAGATTTGGTAATACTGATGGAACGACCTCTAATATATATTATGAGGGAACTGCATGGTTAACATCATTCAGCGTAACAGCCCCAACAGAGGATACTGCAACTTATTCTTTATCTTTTACTGGATCTGGTGCTTTAACTCAAACAATATCTTAATAACTTAATACTCAAAATCCCATTAGCATTCCTTTTTTCAAGTGGGTTGCTTTTGGGTGAGAGTATTTTTAAAACTTGAAAAAATGGAAAATTATACTTTTGTAAAAATAGGAGAAAAAAAATATCCAATTAAATTTGGCTTTTCAGCTCTTAGAAAATATTCAATGAAAACAGGAACAACATTAGCACAATTAAATCAAATAGGAGATAACATGACTTTAAATGATGCTTTGATTTTAATACATTGTGGAATTGAAGATGGATACAGAGCAGCAAAGCAAAAATGTAACTTATCAATAGATGATTTATCTGATGCAATGGATAATGACATGGAAGCAATATCAAGATGCATGGATATTCTTACTAAAATGATGGGAGGTAAAAAGGAAAAAAAGCAGATGCCCAAGAAAGCGAAATAGAGCTTACTTGGGATGATTTAGAAAAAATTGCTTTTGGCCAAATGGACATGAAAGTTGAGGAGTTTTATAATATGATTCCAAGACATTTTTACAATAAGATGGATGGGTTTTATGAGTTAAATCAATTAAAGGATAAAGCACATTGGGAAAGAACAAGATGGATGACATGCTATTTGCTCAATGTGCATATGCCAAAAGGAAAACAATTGAAATTAAAAGATTTAGTTCAATTTGATTGGGATAAAGAAACAAATAAAACAGATTATGAAAAGCTCAAAGCAAGAGCAGAATATATTAAAAAATTAGAGGAGCATGGCAAATAAAAGCATTGGTTTATTAAATATAGTTTTTGGAGCTGATTTAAGAGGTTTTGATAGGGCAATGAAGAAAGCCCAAAGAAGCATAAAAAGATTTGGCTCAAAAATGAATGCCATTGGTAAAGATTTAACTACAAAAGTTACTTTGCCAATAGTTGGTTTAGGAGCTGCTGCTGTAAAAATGGCATCTGATTTTGAAGAAACTGATAGCAAATTTAGAACAGTTTTTAGCAGTATTGAAGAGCAAGCAGAAAGTGCTGCTCAAACATTTAGAGAATCTTTTGGATTATCAGAGCAATCTGCAAAAGATCTACTTTCCAGCACAGGAGATTTATTAGTTGGTTTTGGTTTTACAGAGGAATCTGCATTGGCTTTGTCAACTGAGGTAAATCAATTAGCAGTTGATTTAGCAAGTTTTACCAATTTTAGTGGTGGAGCAAAAGGCGCATCAGAAGCATTAACAAAAGCATTATTAGGAGAAAGAGAGTCTATTAAATCATTAGGAATTGCAATAACAGAAGCGGATTTAAAAAAGTTTGCAGAAGATCAAGGCTTAGTTTTTAAAGAATTGGACAGAGTTGCAAAAGCCACTTTAACTTTTCAATTAGCAACTCAACAAAGCTCAAAAGCCATTGGAGATGCTGAACGTACCCAGGATAGTTTAGCTAATCAAACAAGAAGACTGCAAGAAGATTTAAAAGATTTGGGTGTTCAATTTGGAAGTATATTAATTCCATTAGCAAAAGATTTAGTTTCTTCATTAAGAGATTTAGCTAAATTTTTAAATGGCTTATCAGATGAAGCTAAAAATAATATAATTCAATTTGCTAAATGGGCTGCTATTGTAGGGCCTTTCTTATCAATTACATCAAGATTAGTAACTGCTTTTGGCAAGCTTTTACCATTAATAGTAAAAATTGGAACAGGCATAGCTAAGCATTTAGGCACATGGGGAAAGTTAGCAGCAGTAGTATTAGCTACAGGAAAGGGAATATTTCAAATGATAACAGGTCAAAGAGAGTTATCAGATTTAGAAAAAAATATTGCAAAGCAAAATGAAGAATTTGCAAAACAACAAGAAGATAAAAAACAAAATTATAAAGATCAAGCAGTTGCAATAGATGATTTAATTCCAAAAGTTTCAGAATTAAGTGAAGAAACAAAGCAATATTCAGATGCAATAGATGTATTGCAAACTAATTTTACTTATGGCTTTTCCCCAATAGAAGAAAGGTTTGGAGATATGGTTACATGGAGTGCTGATTTAAGAACACAGGCTCAAATAAATGCTGAATTATTACAACAAACTTTATCTGAAACTGCAACAGCAATGGGAGAAACATTAAAAATGGGAGCAGATAATTTTAAAGATTTTAATAAAATGGTAGTGAGTGGAATAAAGCAAATAATTAATGCTTTAATAGCTGAGGGAGTTGCAGCAGCTATTGCTAATGCATTAAAAAATCCAGCAATTGGAGTTTCTCCTTTTTTAATTCCTATTATTGCAGGTGGAGCAGCTGGTTTAGCTAATACAGCATTTAATTCATTAATTCCAGAATTTGCTCAGGGTGGTTTAGTTACAGGGCCAACATTAGGATTAATTGGAGAGGGTAGTGGAACAAGTGCTTTTAATCCAGAGGTAATAAGTCCATTGGATAAATTAATGGCAATGATGGGAGCAAGTAGAGTAGATGTAACTGGTAGAATACAAGGAGACAACATTATTTTAGTTTCTGATAAAGCAACTTTATCAAGAGAAAGATTTATATAATATGCCAACACATAGAGCAAGATTTAGCGGTAGTTTTTTTTCAGATAATGGAAGATATCATTTATTTAGAATTTATCAAAAAAATTACAATGGGCAAACTATTCCTTTAAAAATAGGCTCAGGAGGAGTTAAAATAAAATACGATACATCTGGCCAAGAAAAATTTAGCGCTATTATGAGTTCTAAATGTACTATCTCATTAATAGTGGAAAATAATGCTTTTGGTAATAATTTGCAATACTTTATGCAAAGTTTACAGAATACATTTGAGGAGGGAGATATTAATTTAGTAATATGGAATACTGGTAGCCTTTCAGATGATCCAGTGTGGAGTGGAAATATTTTAATTGATTTAAGCTCCAAAGAAGATGTTTCCAAGCCATATGAAGTAGAATTAACAGCGACAGATGGATTAGGGTTGTTAAAGAACTATGATATGGTAAAAACGCAAGGCACCAATCCATATACTGAAAGTGACACTTATATTTCTGATGGATATCAAACATTTATTTATTGGATAAAAGAAATCCTTGCCAAATGTAATGTACCAGATAATGATAGCACAGATGGAGTAGTAAGTGATTATAAATTTTCAACTGCTGTTAATTGGTGGTATGAAGAACATCCAGCAGCATCAGTAGCAGTTAGCCCTTTGGCTTATACAAAGGCGCAAATGTTAGGATGTTATGAGATAACGCAAGATAGTAGCTATAAAGTAAAAACTATGTATGAAGTGCTGGAAAGCATCTGTAAAATGTGGGGAATGAAAGTGGTTTTTTGGAAAAACAAATTTTATTTTACTCAATTAGAACTTTACACTACTCCTGATACTGGGGATTTTTCAAATCCAGATAATATAGATACACAAATTTGGAATAAAGATGGAACTGCATATAGCTCCCAAGATTTTATAGGTAATACTTTTTATACATTATATACTCAAAATATACAAACTAATGCAGGAGGATTTGATGGAGGGCTGCAAAAATTAGCTGGAAGTACCTGGGATTTTTATCCAAAATTAAAAGAAGTTACAGTAGACTATTCAAGCGTAGGTACTAATAATTATTATATATCTTTTCCTCAACCAAATTCAAGCGAGGTTGCAACAGCAACAGATAGATTTTCATCCACTTCATTAGGCACAATAAATGATGCTGCATCTTTGGGAGGTTTTTATGCTAATATAGATTTATATTTTCAGCAACCAAGTAATCAAGTTTTAATGAGTTTTGAATTACCTTGGTCATTTAGAGCAAAACCATCAGCTGACCCAGATTTTTCCAATGGTTATTATTTACCAAATTTAGCCAATAATCCTACATCATGGGAAGCTTGGCCAGGCATAGGTTCGCAAGCTTTTGCAAGCCAAACAGCAGGATATACAAATGGTGCTAACTGGCTCTTTTTATTGGATAAATTTCAAAATTTTTCTCACACTTTTTCTTCTTGGCCTATCATTTATAATTCTGGCACATTTAATTTAATAAATCAAATTATTCCTACTGACTCATCATTTACAGGTTCATGGGATTTTGAAATTTTTACCTACATGACTTATTTGCAAGAAGCTGGGGGGCTGGGAGCAGGTGGAGGTTATATAGGGCCACTTTGCAATATAACAACAGGAGGAATTGGCCCTATTTATCAAACCTTAGATTTTAGAGATAATATTACTACTCCTACTGTACCAATATCATATTCTGATATAATTCAAAATGGAAGCCCTAAGTCAAGATTTCAATGTGTTTTTAATAGTCAAGTGGGAAGCACATTAATTGTTCAAAGCTCAACCTCAAATAGAAATGAAACTGAAAAACAACCTGTAAAAAATATTTTTTGGGGAGATGCGCCAGTAATAGGAGATGCAAATGATTTAATATATGATGATGGAGCAGGAAATACTGGTTATACAGATTCAGGAGGTAAATGGAGAAAAGGACAATCTGGTAGTTTTGATAAAACTATCACTCGTTTATTGAGTGAGGCAAGATTATTTAGCCAACAGACAAGTGATTATAAATGGAATTTAGTTACTGCTGTTAGTAGTATAAATGATTGGCAAACAGATAATACTGGGGCAAGGCCAGTTTATATAAATCCAGTTGGAAGAATTTTTGACCAAACAGAAGAAATTTTTTATTATATGTTAAGAGGTACTTTTAACATGAATAAAGATGAATGGGATGCAGAATGGGTTCAGATATCATATGATAATGGTATTACATCAACATCAACTACAACTACAACTGGTGGCCTTATTCCATCTGATCATACTATTGATGATATATTAGCTCCAAGCACTACAAAAGCACCAGGAGATATGCTGGTTTTAACATCCTTATCATCTGGTTTAGCAGCTGGAACTGTAACCTCATTACCAATAAATATGCTTAATCCAGGAGGAGCTAATTTTTTAAGCCAAAATAATATAATTAAAACTGGGGATAAATTGCTTTTAAGAAAAGGTCAATACTTTCATGAATTTGAGGCCAGTGCAGATGTAAGTGATACAGCAACCTCAATAAGTGTTACCTCTACTACTACTACTGTTTTTTTTCCAGCTGAGTGTTCAATAGGATTTAATCCAAGGGATTTATATAAACAATACCAACATCAAGACAGAGGATCGGTGGGAGGTATGCAAGTGGCTACAAGTCAATTAGGGCCAATATCAGTTGATGGAGAGGGTAATTATACTATTAATGCAAAATATATAAATGGAGTAGATTTAGAGTATATTAAATTGATTCCAAGTGATTTTATTAGTAATGCAGATAATACAAGTAAATACTGGCAATTTGCAGATACAGGTACAACTGGGGTTAGAATTTCAAACGCTAATACAGAATTATGGGCAATGGTTGCAGTTCCTTATGGAAAAAAAGCAACTCATGTAACTGTTTGGGGGAATAATACAAAAGATGTTGAAGCTTATGAATTGGATGTAAATGCAAGCGGTATTGGCACTGCTTTGGGTAGTGGTACAGTGGGGACAGAATTTAGCATAACAAATTTATCAAGTGATGCTACAAATTATTTAGGAGTAAAAGTAATAACAACTGGAACATCTAATAGGATTTATGGTGGAAAAGTTACATTAGCAAATATATAAAATGAAAAAAGAAATCGGAGATAGTATTCAAGTAATGACAGCAAATGGAAGTGCAATTGGATTAAATTTAACAAGTTGCAACGAAATATTAACATTTATTTCATTAGTGCTTGCAATATCATTTACTATTTATAAATTTAGTAAAGATGCCAAAAAAAAATAAAATAAATAAAAAGGCTAATCATCCTAAATGGGGAAAAGTGGAAGATGCAAAAGAAATAAAAGAAAGGCGTTTAATTGCCAATGTAAAAGGTGCAAAAATATCCGCAATTTTTCTTAAATAAAGGATTGGATAAATGTGTTATTTGTGGCACATATTAAAGAAAAAGTTCATAAAAGCTAAAAGCAATATGAAAGAGCCAAAAGCAAATTTGTTGCTAATAAGAGATACTTTTACTGATAAATCAACTATTGGCAAATTATATTTAAATGGAGAATTTTATGGCCATACATTAGAATTGCCATGGAAAGATAATAAAAAAAGAGTATCTTGCATCCCCAAAGGAGTTTATAATGTCATTAAAAGGCATACTGAGGAAAGCAAATATAAATATGAACATTTACATATTTTAGATGTAACTAATAGAAAATTGATTTTAATGCATATTGGAAATTATCCTAAAAATAGTAAAGGATGTGTTTTACTTGGAAATACCAGAGCATTAAATTTTGTAGGAGATAGCAGAAAAGCTTTTTATAAATTGATGTATGATTTAGGAAGTTTTGAGAAAATTGAATTAATAATTAAAAATAGATAATAATGAAAAAGTGGATAATTACACAAACTTTAAAAAACATTTTGGGAAGTAAAAAGGCAATTTATACAATAATTGGAATTTTGGTAACTTTATTAAGTGATCATCTTGGTATGGATGCTGAAACAGCTAAATCATTAGTATATAGCATTACAGCCCTTGTATTAGGTCAGTCAGTAGCTGACATAAATAAAGGAGCATGCAAAAATGTTAACAATAAGTAGTTAGTAAATAAGAAATCCCACTTGAAAGCTAAGGTTTTTTATTTCTAATTTTACCACATGGCTAAAAAATATGGCAAAAGATTAAGGCTCTCCAAAGAAGAGGAGGAGATAATTTATCAACATAGAGCAGCACCTTTAAAAAATATCAATGGAAATACAGCCCTTGATTTACATATAAAGGAAAGAGGAATTAAAAAAGATGATATTGTAAGTGTAAAGCATTGGCAAGCTGCAAATGGAGAGTACCGATTTTCAATAGTTACCAAAGATAATATAGATAGTAGTAAAGTTTTTGATGCTGTAAACAATCTCATAAAAGATTATGCTCCTGAATATAATCAAATAGAATATAAAAAAGGAGAATGTCTTTTAGTAATAAATCCAGCTGATATACACATTGGAAAATATGCAGCAGAAAAAGAAACTGGGGATAGTTATGATAGTGAGATAGCATTTAAAAGAGTAATAGAGGGCGTTTTAGGGCTTATTGATAAAGCTAAGGGGTTTAGTATTGATAGAGTCTTATTTTGCATTGGCAATGATGTATTGCACATAGATAATGTTTATTCAAGCACTACTAAACATACCTATGTTGATTCTATTGGTAAATGGTGGGAGCATTATGAAATTGCATTAAAACTATATGTAAAATGCATTGAAATATTAAGAGATTTAGCTCCTGTTGATGTTATACACTCCATGAGTAATCATGATTATCAAAGCGGCTTTCATTTAGCTCATAGTTTAAAAGCTTGGTTTAGAAATTGCAAAGATATCAAAGTAGATGCAGGAGTTAGTCATAGAAAATATTATAAATTTGGAAATTCATTAATTGGATTGGAGCATGGAGATGGGGCTAAAATGCAAAATTTACCATTATTAATGGCACAGGAGCAGCCAGAACTTTGGGCAAATACAAAATACCGCTATTGGTATTTGCATCATTTACATCATAAAATAAAGCATAAATGGATGGATGGAAAAGATTATATTGGAGTATGTGTAGAATATTTAAGAAGCCCCAGCAGTTCAGATAGTTGGCATAATAGAAAAGGATTTTGCAGTTTAAAAGCAGTTGAGGGATTTATACATGAAAAAGAAAGTGGGCAAGTTGCAAGATTGGTACATTATTTTTAGTATAATTGCCATCTCATAATACATACATTGTTTTGTTTTTTAGTTGAGATTAGTCGCTTTTTTAAGCGGCTTTTCTTTTTGTTTATAACTTTGTTAATAATCTTCCTTTAAGTTTTTAGCAATTGTTAAAAATCTTTTCATCTTTGTGCTATTAATTAAAACTAAAAAACAATGCAAGAAAAAAGATTCGTAGATTTAAAAAACAAAATGTATCAAATAAGGCAAAAAGATATGGAGTTAAGCTCTAAGGTGGATGCAAAAGCTTATAATAATAAAGAGCTTAATTATGAGCAAAAAACATATAAAAAATTGAATTATGCTGATTTGCCTATTTATAGAAAATGGATAGTAGGAGATAGCATATATTATTACAGAGGTAGAATAGTGGATGGGCGGTTAATATGTGATAAAATTTATGTTGGTAAAAATACAGTTGAATATTCTACAACTCATTTGAGTAGTATTATGGATCAAGATAATAAAGAAATAGAAAAAGAAGAATTTAACAACGCAATTTGCAAATTAATAACATACTTGGAAAAATGAAAGAGCTATTAAATAAAATATATAAAGATAACGATTTAACAAAAAAAGATATTTATAAAGATAAAAGAGGATTTGCTATAATAACAAGAAGCGGCATTGAAAAAATTCAAGCAAAAAATGAAATTGCAGTTACTTATGAAGTAATAAAAGCTGAGCTTGATAATTGTATTGTAAAAGCAACCAGCTTAATAAAAGAGGGAGAGGATTGGATTCCTAAAATGGAAACTTTTGGAAGTGCAACAAAAGACAATTGCCGCCAGCCATTTAGAATGGAAATAGCTGAAAAAAGAGCCTTAGCAAGAGTAATAATAAAAACTATGAATTATACTAATGTACTGGGAGAGGATGAAATAAGCTATCAAAAAACATCTCAAAAAGATTGGAATAATGATTTAGATGCAATAAATATGCTTAGTAATGGATAATAAAGAATTATTAAAAACACAAAGGATAAAAAAAGCAAAAGAAATTTTAGTAGATATGTTTAAAGTAGATAATTTTTATCTTGAAAATAATACATGTAGAAAAAGACCTGTAATTGATGCAAGGCGCTTTTTGGTTTATTATATGTTTAATGAGTTAAAAATTCCTTATAATAGAATAAAAGATTATATAAAGGGCATGCATCATGCTACATGCATACATCTTTGCAGGAGTTTTGATGATTTAACAAGATTTGATAAAATTTATAAAAATAAATATCATAAATTTTTTGTACTTGCTAATGATTTTGATGTTTTAAACTCTTTAATAAAAATTAAAAGAAAACAAGCAAAACATTTAAATGTAGAATTAAATGAATTAAGTAACCAAATAAAAGAAAAAAGGAATGAAAATAACAGGTAGAGTAAGCAAAATAATGGATTTACAAAGTGGTAAATCAGCAAAAGGAGAATGGAAAAAACAAAGCGTATTAATTACTCAAACAGAAACAGATTTTAAAGATGATTTATTAATTGATTTTTGGAATGATAAAATAGTAAATTTAGAAGTTGGTAAAAATTATATATTTTATTTAAATGTAAAGAGCAGAGAATATAATGAAAAATATTATACTAATGTTAGCTCTTATAAAATAGAACCAATGCATGAAAATAATGATAAAAAAGATTTACCATTTTAATTATGATAAATGATTTTGAAAATATAACTTTTGAATTAACTGAGGATGAGCTTGATAAAGTTCCTTTAATTATAAAAGGCATATCTATGCGCAAAGGAAAATCAATGGCTGTTGCTGGATCATTAATATGTAAAAAAATGAATCTAAAAGGCCCAAGATTAAGAAAGATTATAAATTATATAAGAGTAAATAATTTGCATTATGGGCTTTGTAGCTGTGGTAAAGGGTATTACACTGCAAACACATTAAAAGAGCTTGAAGAGTGTGTAATTAGCCTTAGACAAAGAATATCAAGCCAAGTAAAGGTTTTAAATGCTTTGGAGGGCCAAACTATGATGTTTGGGGGTGTAGGGCAATTATCAATTTTTGAATAATGGAAGTAATAAGAGTAATAAAAAACAAGAATTATACTACTATTAGTAATCAAATCTTTAAGGATAAAAAGATTAGTTTAAAAGCAAAAGGTTTAATGAGTTATTTATTGAGTTTGCCTAATGATTGGGATTTAAGCATAAATGGAATAGTAAGTGTATCAAAAGAGGGTAGAACATCAATAAGAACTGTTTTTAATGAGCTTATTAATTTTGGTTATATTGAGAGAAAGCAAATTAGAAATAAAGGAAAGTTTGTAGGATATGATTATTTTGTTTTTGAACAACCGAAGTTACAAAAACCGACTTCGGTAAAACCGACATTGGATAATAGCCTACAAATAAGTAAAGAAATAACAAAAGAAAGAATAAACAAAAATACTCTCTCTATAAGCGAAAAATTTAAAGATGAGGTTTTTTCTTTTAATTATTCAAAAAGTATTTTAGAGAGCTTCTATGATTATTGGAGTGAGCCAAATAAAAGCAAAACCAAAGAGAGATGGCAATTACAGCCAACTTTTGAAATATCCAGGAGATTAAAAACTTGGGCAAAAAGGGAAAAGAGTTTTAATAAAAAGCAAACAATGAGCAAAATAGATATGCATCTGCAAAGCCAAAAGCAAGCAGAAGAATTATTAAAAAAGACACAATGATAAAACAAATAGATAAAAAGGATTTAGAGATTAAGTGCTTACATTTAATCGGTAAAACTTTGGTTGATCTTGGGCAAGTAAAGCCAGCAGATGAGAAAGTTGTATTGGCTAAACGATTAAGCCAAATACTTATAACGAGATATTCCAAATTTAGTTGGCAAGCAGTTGAGCAAGCTTTTGATGATGGAGTGCTTGAATCAGAGGAGTTTCATTTATGTGCAAAAACTATGAATAAATGGCTTTATAGAATAAAAAAGATGATTTGGGAGGGATGGTATAATGATAGGAATGGAGCAAAACATTTAATAGATAATAAAACCAGAGCTTTATTAAGCAATCAAAAATTAATAGAATAGATGTTTAAGTTTAGAATAGGGAAATTTATTATACAACTGATTCCCCCAAAAATAACATATAAAATATGAGATTACCAATAACATTTGATTTAACGCCAAAAGGGAAAATAGTAGAAAGAAAGCATCCAGGAGAAAGAGGATATGCTGAAAATGTTCAATATACACTTCAATTTAATATTCAGGAAGATGGAGTTTATATTTCTTATTATGGAGATGATAATACTTATTTTGATCAAGATAAAATACATAAATTAATAAAAAAAAGCTTATGAAAATAGCATTAGCAATTTATTTAATAATATTAATTGCATGTATGTTAGAAGCATATTTTTGTACAAAAGAAATAGATGATGAGTAAAATACCAAAATATTATATTGGCAAGCATTATAAATATGAAGCAAGGAAAGTAGTAGAAGATTTTGAACTTACTTACAATATAGGAACTGCTGTAAGTTATTTATTAAGAGCAAAGCGAAAACATAAAACTCCAATAAATTGTATTAAAAAAGCTATTGCTCATTTAGAATTTGAATTGGATAAAATAGAAAATGAAAATAAATTAAAAAGAAATTTTCACATATGAAATTTTTAACACTATTAAAAAAAACTGAGGGAGTAAAAGATAAATATGGTATAAAAAGAAAATGGATAATTTATTATGATCATAAACATAATATAAATGAAATCAAATCTTTATTTATGCCAAATGAGTATAAAGGAGCCAGGCCATGTTATACAGATACAGAGCTAATTAATATATTAACAAAACAATCTTAATAATGATATTAATAATAATTATTATTATATTATCTTTTTTGTTATTATTGTCTTACTTGAAACAAATCAAACTTAAAAGGCAAAGAAATTATTGGAGAGATATTTTTAAAAATAAATATAATTTATGAAGCATTATGGTAAAATACAAAATCTTAAAATTAATTTTTTAGATGAAGAAAGATTCGTTGAAGATTTAGTTAAATTAGAGGGCAAAGACATTGTATTTACTTTAATTGAAAATAAAGATTTTAGAACTAATGAACAAAATAAGTTATGGTGGAAATATATGCAAATAATGGGAGATGAGTTAGGATACACAAAAGATGAATTTCATGATATATGTAAATTAAAATTTTTAAAAAGAGAAAGAGTAGAAGATGGAATAAAAGTAGAGTATTTAAAATCAACTGCTCAACTTACAAAAAAAGAATTTAAAGATTTAGTTGATAAGCTTATAATTTGGGCTGCTAAAAATTTTAGTATAAATTTGCCAAATGAGTGAAGATAAACTACAATCAGCAGTAATTCAATATATAAAATTGAAGCATCCAAAAGTAAAATATTGCTCCTCAATTGCAGGAGCATATATAAGCAGTGCGGCACAAAGAAGAAAGATAGTAAGAAATGGTTATGTAAGAGGGAAAAATGATTTAGATATTTATGAAGCCAGAGGAGGTTATTTTGGTTTATTTATTGAATTAAAAGAAAAAGCCTATCCAACCCAAGCTCAAAAGGATTGGATTAATGCAATGAATGAAAGAGGTTATTTTGCAGTTATAACAAGAGGATTTACTGAAACAATTAGTGTAATAGATGAGTATTTAAGTAAAGATAAAACCAGATCAATATGAATTTAATAATAGTTATATGGCCAAGTTAAACAAAATAAATCTTTATCCATTATTGCTTTTTCTAATAATGATTTTAATAATACTAATGGGAATATGAAAAAAATTAGTAAAAAGCAAATAAATATAAAAAGAAAGCTAAATAAAGTTTATGCAGAAATAGCAATGGAAAGAGGGCATTTTTGTGAGGGTTGTGGAAGAATGGAGGGAGATGTACCATTAAGCCATAGTCATATTATTCCAAGAAGCAGAAGAATAGATTTAGTTTGTGATAAAAAAAATATTCAATATTTATGTTTATCAATGGGAGAAAGAAAGGGATGCCATGAAAAATGGGAAAGTAGAGATAAAGATCAATTATTATGTTATCATAAAAATTTAGAATATATTTTAGAAAATGATACTGAATATTATTTTTTAATAACTGAATTAAATGCCTAAGTTACCAGAAAATAAAAAAAGGCCATGGCTTCCAAAAAAGCCAAAGCATGCCAGAATAAATTCAAACAGTGATTTTTATAATAGTAAACAATGGAGGAGTATAAGGAATTATTATATCCAGCAACATCCTTTATGTGAAGCGTGTGAAAGAAGAAATAAAGTGACAGCTGGTCAAGTAGTGGATCACATAAAGCCAATAAACATGGGAGGACATAAGACTGATTTGTCTAATTTACAAACCATGTGCCATCCATGTCATAATTCTAAAAGCGGTAAAGAGGGCTGGGAATACAGAAATAAAAGCAGTAGTAACAATGGCGAATAGTAAATAAAAAAAATTTTTTTAAAGATGAAAAATAAATTTATGGGAGGGGGAGTCAATATCTTATACACTAAACTGCTGGTAATA